TACCCAACGTAGAACAAATGCCCTACGACAGATGGAAAAAAATCATTGATTTGGGAGTTCAGGGAGCGGGCTAATTTTGCTCTTGCTCTCTGATTTTATCTTTGTTTGCCCTGACGTTAAACGTCCGCCACACCCCAGGATGTAAAGGTTTAGGGTAATCGTCTAGTTTAACCCAGCAATAGCCCTTGTGTTCGTGATTCAATTCCGGTATGAACTCTTCGTCAACTTTTATTAAAAAAGTATGATAAGTAAAATTATTCTTGGTATTGTGATAGGTTTCTATAGGAACAAATGTCGCATCATTGATACTTCCTCCTAGTTCCTCTCCGATTTCTCGTCTTAGGCCGTCAAGAACAGTTTCATTTGCTTCTATTTTTCCGCCAACAATACCCCATTTGTTAGCCTGGCGCCCGTTGTTGCGTAACAAGAACAAGTACCGCATAGTTCTAGTGCATAAAATAAGAGCACCGCAGTTTATACTTGCAGGAATATCAGATTTTAGATTATTAGCTGCCATTGCCCACCCTTGTAGATTCCTTCATATGTTTTGGACCATTTACCATCACTAAATCTATAGTGCATATTTGTATTAAGGTTTACGGCATATTCTACACTATCTGCAAGGGTGCTGTCAAAATTAACTATCCAATGGGAACCTGTGTATTGTATAATATCATTAGCGTGAGCGGTTATTCTTGTGCCATCTACTCCCAACCAATTATAACTAAATTCTTGATCATCGTAGCCCGCTACATCAACATTATAATCATAAGCCAGTAAATAACGTGTGCCTAATACTGGTTCTGGTAATTCTTTGTTGGGTCTATTTTTTCTAGGATCAATAATGGCGTTCACTGGATTTAATGTAGTTTGTGGTACAGTATCAATATCAGCAGTCCATAATAAAACGTTGTTATTGTTAGGATGATACGCCACAGTGCCGACTAGGGTGTTTTCTGAGTCTATTTCATACTTAATCCTAGTACTACCGCTGACCAAATTACCGTACAAAACCACTAGATCTCGCCAGTTATGGCTCTCTCCTATTTTTTCCGGCATAGCAGTGAAGCTTAATCTGTCATTTATACTTACATTAACAAATTTATTAACTGTTACTACATTTTCATTTACGTTGACCACGGTAGTAAGTACACCGCCTATATTACTTACCATACCAGGATTAACATCGAATCCCGAACTCAATGTTATTGAAGTGTTACTTGTTGTATTTGCGGTAGCTCTTTTCCAAATATTAATACCCAGGGGGTCTACGGTGGGACTTGAATATTTTACCAACTGAATTTCTGCTGTAGGGTTGGCGTAGTCAGAACTGTTTATTTTTGTTACCAATATACTATAGTCAAGAGGAGTATAATAGTTTCTTGTAAACAAATTACTGTCATCTAGAATGGCATCCGCAAGATCCCCATTCACGTCGTAAATACTTGAAATAATTTTGTGTATTACTCCCTGTCGCTTCACTATGGCCGGAGGACTAATCCAAATTGGAACTTCAAAAGTAAGCGTACTTACATCTATGGTATCACTGGTGCCCATTGGCACTGATCTGTTGGTAAACCCAGTGTCAGTTAATAATACATAACTTAAACTTGACCAATCAATATAATTGTCTGTGCTTTGTACTTCTATAGCTGGATTAAATATGCTACAAATTTGCTCCAGTAACTGAAGTTTTTGTTCTGTACTGCTAGTCCAGATATCCAACTTTATTGTTAAAGTATAGGGCACTGGCATCATTCTTTCCACAGTAACGGCGTCACCTTGCTGTGTAGTATAAGCACCAGTTAGCGGGTCTACTGCACGTTGAGTGAGATGCATCTTACTCACAAAGCTGGGATTTTGTACTCTATTGCGATCGTAACGCATAGCAGCGATATATGCTGACATTGCAGGCACACTATTTAAATAATTTTCACTGTTATTCTTTAAAATTGATAAAGCTTGCTTAGTCCCGTCGCCATAAATTACCGGAACTCTTTTTAATGATTTAACATTGTCCGTGTTAAATTCCACATAAAAATTACTTAAAAGTCTAATAAATTGTGTTAAAAATCGTCTTACTTGTCCGTCGTAAAAATAACCACTATGCATTGTTTATCCTTGATTAGTTATCAGCTTCAGGAGTTAATCCCTTGCTCAGTGACACCTGTGTTGGATGTTGACGGCCATCGTAACCAGTATAAGTCCCACCAGTGGTCCTAAAGTATTCACGTTGTGTTTGATTATCGTGACTATTGGGAGTTAAATCTGTTCTGCGGAAATCTTCCACCTTGATCCAGCGCCTACCATCATATCTAAATAATCTATTAGGCACATAATCCGTTCTTAGAACATAGTCACCAATATTTGCACTATTTGGGAAACTTGTTCTTGCTGCCACTTCCAGCCCGTTGGGAGCAGAACTACCACTTATATAAGCATCCAGGGCCTTTTGTGGAGTAAGTAAACCAGAGTCGGCTAGAGTTACTCTACTGTCAGTATGTAAGCCAGTACTATCTGTTCTAGTGCCCAGGGTATCACCACTACCCTCGTCAACTCGTTTACTACCAATAAAAAATGGGCTAGTGTCATACCCAGACGCCGGCACGTCGATATCGGCTTGATTAATTATTGCATCATTGATATTAATCAACTTGTCATAATTGCTTAGATAGTTTCCAACTGGTGTAGTCTCGTCAGACCCTGTTATTTTGTTAATTATATCTTTGTATTCCTGACTGTCCACCAGTGGGGTCAGTTTAACACGTATCAGATGCGGCCACCAGGTCTGACTAAAGCCCTCAGCGGCGAATATTACTTCTTGAACCACGTAAAATCTTTTAAGAGCGAGCGGAACGTCATTATCTAGAGGATAATAATCAGTGAGATGCGGAAGCTCAACAACATCGCCTGAGAGCATTTTTCTACCAAGTGCCGCCACTGTATCATTTAAATGAAAGGTCATAAGCACTGTGTCAGCACTTAAAAATAGGCCAAACTGGGACAGATCATAATCGTGATCACTTACCTGATAGATACCTCTGAGGCTATAGATACTACTATCGTATTTTCTATCTCTATTTTCTAGAAACAGTAAGTCCTGAATATTTTGTTCAGTTTGGTTAGTATAAACAGGTCGATCTGCGCTGCGCCAAAAAACACTCAGGGGTTGCGTAGTACTGATAGTTTCTGTTGTATTTTGGCTAATATTTACAGTATTCGCCACGGTGTTTACTGCTACGATCGTGGTATTGGCCGCAAGGCCTGGCCCTTGTACTACTTGTCCTATTGATAAATTAACCACAGTACTGTGGCTAAAGCTCAAACTGGCTACGTTGGAATTAGCTGTGCTTGTAAGGGTGTAACTATTAGCATAATTGTTGCTACCAAGGTATTTGTGTAAATATACTCCAGTACCACCAATGGTGAATATCTCGCTTACACGGCGATCTATAAATTTATAATCATTGCTATGGGCGTTTTTCCATAAAGATAAGCGTGGCACTTTTTAGAATCCTTGGGTTATTATATATTTACTTATATTTACCCTATTTGGCACTGGGCTTTGACTTTAATGCTGGTATAATATATAATAGGATCAGAAAAATGGATTCCCTAGCAAAATACAAGGAAAAGCTGGAAGATTTAACCAAATCAGCAAAAAATATTGCTGACAAGCGAGCTTCCAAACAACTACTTAAGATGCTAGATTCTTGTTGGCACTTACTTACAGATATCAATCGGGAAGCTGTAACTTGTCGTAGAGTTAAACGAGAAACACTAGATTTTATTAATTTGAAATTTAAACTAGACCAGTATATCACAGATATAGAATATTGGTTAACAATAGCCCAACTTACTTACTAGGAGTTATTATGATCAAAGCCGTCAGAGTAAAAAATGATCTTAGATCTAGCCATCTCGGAGATGAAAAATACACTGGTGCCGAACCAAATTGGGACGCAGACTTGGCGTCGCAGATGCCCCAAGAAGAATTTGATAGACATTTGAGGAAAAGTTTCTTTTATTATAACTACCATTTCTCACAAAAAGAACTTAAAAAATTTGTAGTGGAATGGATGCAACAGAATAACTATAGCAAGCAGGATGTTTCAGCATTTATCCGTAGTCCTGATCGCATTCTCCCCAGGACT